GTAAGATGTTGAAGTCAATTACAATGAATTCAGCGGTCTTAGCAGGTTGTAGGAAAATCTGTCCAGCTAATATGTTTCTATCAACAACATCAGGTGTGTTGTTAGTCTCATCCATAACTACTTTAAATGCGTACAATCCTTGTCTTTGTTGAATTCCTTCCAAGTAAGGTTGTACAGTGTTGATGAATCTACCTCTTGTCTGAGCGGTATTTTGTTCGAATACTAAGAATCTAGAAGTAGATGCTACGAACTTCTTCACAGTGATTAATAATCTTCTTACGTTGATTCTATCCAATGCTGATGCCTTATCTTGCAAAGTTTTCTGTCCAAATGCTACAATACCTTGTCCAGGGAAAGAAGCGATTGGGTTTACTTTGTTTTCATATAAAGTATCTCTTTCAGAATGTGTTAATCTATTCAATACCGATGCTGCTCCTACGATACCTCCTCTATTTAAACCAGCAGGTGCGAACCATTCAGCTGCAATAGCGTCATTAGCTGCATATACAGCAGGTAATAGTACTGAAGGTGGTACACTTACTAATTTGTTAGTATTTGAATCTACTGTCTTAACCCAAGGATAGTAAGTTCCAACATAGTTAGAATCTACAGCGTTAGCTTGTGTTGTTACATCTGAGATAGTTGAACTAGCATCAGCAAAATCTGCGATGTAAAATGCATCTTGTCTAGCTTCAACAATATCAATTGCTTTACTAACAACTCCAGGGTGTAATGTTCTTACAACACCAGGCGTTACTAACATATTGATATCCCATTCATCAGCGTTTGAAATTGCGTTCAAACCTTTTGAGTATGATAAATAACCACCAGCCGAAGTTGATGATAAATCAAGTCCTTGCGAATTTCCAGCACTCATATCAGAACCTAATTTGATATCAGTTGCAGGAGATTGTCCATCAAATCCACCTTGGAATGCTACTGAGAATTGTCTTTTCACCATATCAGATGAATCAGAACCACTCATTACATAAGAAAGTTGAGAATCAAATCCAAAGTCAACGTTTGAACCAACTCCTACACTTTCAGGTAGAGGTTTGATATAATTGTTGTTGTCATATTTTATACCAGTTGTTTCGAAATCAAAACCAGCGTAGTATGTTGGGTTACCAGCAGTATTCACTACTGAACCAGTTTGATAAACAACAGCAGGTACGATAGTTTCAGTATCTGCTAATATTGGATTAGAGTAAGCTCCGTGTCCGAATGGTGCAGCTGATACAGGATATGAACCTTGTGCTGCTACTTGTACTCTAATATATTTTGAATTATTTACCCAATCACCCCACTCAGTAATCTTACCATTTGAATCAATAGTTAAGTATCTATCACCGATTCTTCTAGCGATAAAGTTTGGTGATGATGGGTCTAAGTTTACGTTGTTGAATGTTTCCAATACAACTTTTCTCTTATCAGTATCAGCAAATCCTCTGATAGTTACTGAGAACGTTGAGTAATCAGTTCCACCATCTTCACCAGCTGCTTTTACATTTGAGATAGAAACTTTGAATCTTTTATTTTCGTTAGTACCATATCCTAAAGTATGGAAACGGAATAGTTCACTTCTCTCACCAGAAATCAATTGTGATTTCACATATGGTGTAGTTGCTACACTTGCTCCTCCAAATATTTGAGTTGGTAATGCTTCAGCGGATACTCCTAATGAATAATCGGTAGATGCTGCTAAATTCTCAAAGTAAGAATAAACATATCCATCTTTTGAACCAAATGGTGATTCACCAAATACATCACTAACATCATTAGTTGCTGATGGTAGTAAAGATGATGATACTTGTCCAATACCACTTCCACTAACCACAAACGAACCAGATGTTGTTCCACTATTTACAACAAATGTACCAAATCCAACTTCTTCATCACCAGCGTTTGTTGAATGAATAGTTGAAATTAATTTACCATCTGCTACTAAACCAATAGGTGTTACCTGAGAGTAACCACCCTCATTCATTACTCTAACAATTGTTACAGTACCAGCTTCTCTAAGATAGTTTTGTACTGCATATTCTGTATAGTAAGTTCCATCAGGTTTACCAAATTTATCCTCAAATTCTGATTGAGTTCTAATAATTGTTGGAACGAAAGCAGGTCCTTGTTTGAAAGGTCCTACGAATGCTGCTCCGATTTCTCCGATACCTTGAGCCAAAAACGATAAATCGTTTTCTCTTGTGAATACTCCAGGTGATACAATTCTTTCTGCCATATTTTATTTCTCCA